GCTAAAAATATAACATCACCACCAATCTCTTGAATACTACCACCATCTCTACAACCAATATTTCTTGTAACTTCTTGCACAGCAAAATTACTAGATGATGTTCCTGTTAATTTATATATTCTATCTTCACAAAATATAATTAATTCATTTCTAAATACTTTTAATCCAACTACAGTAGAGTCAACTTTAAATGATCCTGCTCCACTACCCGTAGTAAAATTATCTTCTGAAAATTGAACACTAAAAATAACTTCTTGTGGATTAGTTGCACCTGCATAAAACATATGGTTTTGAAATGCTTTTACAAATTTTGGATTACTAGGAGGTGTTCCACCACCTGTTGCATTTACTACATCAACTGCAAAACTTGAATTAATTATTTGTGCAGGCGAATGTCCTGTTGCTATAATAATTTTATCAGTGCCATCAAAATTAAATTTTTCAAAATCATAAGCTCTAGTAGAAGTTCCAAGCCCTGTTGTTAAAGTAGTAAAACTTCCTGAAGTAGTGCCTCTATGAATATCACCACCTCTAGCCACAATTACTTGTCCATTAAATATGATAGAACAATCAACTACTTTGCTAGTATTACTAGAACCTTGTGGTACTATATTTGTATTATATAATGTTGTACCATCAACACGCCTATAACCACCTTTAATATCAGGTTCAAAATTTTGTAGTATAAGTGCTTCACCTGGTTGCATTGAAAATACATCTTTGTTCAATGTTAAACCACCAGCACAACTAACTACAAAAGGCGATATTAAATCTGTAGTTGGCATTTTTTATTTCTTCCTTTTTTCTTCTAATTTTTTTAATTCTTCTTTTTGCTTATCAGTAAGCATATCTAACTCCTCAGCTTTTTTTAAATTATCATATGCTCTTTTTTCAATTTTATTTAATTTTGCTACAAGCATTTCTTCTTTATCAGCTTTGTAATTCATATTATCTTGGACTTTTTTATCTTCTTTTCTAATAGCCATTATCTTACTGGAGTTCCTATATTTGTTGAAATAGTTTCTGCTATTGTATCTGATCTCATATAATCAGCTTTAGTAGCATAATCTGTTTTTAATAATCTTAATTTTCTTTGATAATCTCTATCTGCTAATTGTGCATGTTGAGGATCTGATCTTAACATATAAGTATAATATTTAGCTCTATCTACAATTAGTGATCTAAATCTATCAGGTAACGACATATTATCTCCATGTGCTGATAAATCAGTATGTGTTGTATAATAATCATAATTAATTGTATAATCAGCTTTATCAGGTCTTGGACTTACACCAAAAGCTGTATAACTTGGTAATCTATAAATATATTGTGGTATAGCATATTGACCACTATTATTTGTATCATCAATATCTTTTCTAGTTTGTAAAAAACTATCATATGATAAGAAAGCTAATTTTCTTGGTGAAAAATCATTTCTACATATTCTAATGTAATCAACATCTAATTGAACACCATCTGATTCTACATAAATATATGATACTTGTGCTGTAGCTGTAAATGTAGTATTTAATATAGCACCTTCTCTAAAATTAGTTACAGCTTGTGTAGTATTTAAATTTTGTGTTCCACCTGGTGATGTACCTACTCGAATAATTAAACCACTCGATGAACTATTTGGACTTAAAACTCTAACTTGTAATTTATAAGTTTTATTTACTACAGTATTTATAGCCTGATATGCTGCTGCATCATTTAAATTTAATCTACCATTACCGCTTGTTGTATGAGATGGTGATCCATCTCCAGTTGTCCAGTTACTTATATCAGATGCAAACTCCCCATTAGTTGTTAATTCTTTTGGTTTTAATGTAAAAGAATCAAAATCAACTCTACGCATGTCAGCTGGAAAATTATATTCATTATCTCCAATTATTAAATCTTGACTTGCTCTTGTAAATAAAACTGGTATTTCAGCACTTTCATTATAAATATCATGTATACCTTTATTTATAAAATCTTTTACAGCTGTTTGAATACCACGACTTGAACTAAATGTAGCAGAGGTTAACTCTGTTTCATTTAATTCTCTTAATACGCTGTTAGTTAATGTAAGATAAGTAGTAGCCATGGTTCTCCTAAAAAATCAAGGGGGGATTGCTCCCCCCAAGATA